CTCGCGGCCGGCAGAGGCCGCCGGGAGGCGGGCCATCTACCTATCTACGCCTACGAGGCCCTTATGTCAAGGGTACTTCGGCGTATGAGCCGGCTTCGCCGGGTAGTCGCCTGGGCCACGCTTGTTGGCTTCGTCGAGGCGCGCTTGCCTCTCTTTGCCAGCTTGGTCCTGCGCTCGGAGAGCAGCGTCAGAGGCGGGGTTGTGCGCTTGCTTGCTGGCAGTCGCCTTCTCGGCCGCTTCCTTTTGGACGGTGGCTTTGTCCCACGCGCCTTGCGGGTCGGCGGAAGTGTTGTGTTCGGGCATAGTGTGTTTCCTTTTTCGGTATCCCAGGAGACATACAAACGCTCCGCCCCACATGTCGTTCCCCGGCTAGGCCGCAAAGACGTCGAAGTCAAGGCCCTCGGCTACGTCGTCACCCGGCTTCCTCTGGGTGAAACGGCCGCCCAGCGAAACCACCCGCGAGTGGCGCTTGTCCATCAGGGCAATGCGCGAGGCCGAAAGCAGGTCGTCGCCGATCTTCACGATCTGCCCGTCCTTGCGGTGGTAGTTCCGGTACTCGTTCCACCAGTCCTCCAGGTGAGACGCCACCTTGTAGCGGCCGGTCTCCATGCGCTGCTGCATCTCCAGCACCCCCGCTTCGGTGGAATACCCCCCTTCCACAAACGTCGCATGGGTGCCCAGCATAATCAGCTTTTCTTTTCGATAGGCTGCCGCCAGGGTGATACCAGAACCCTTGTCCCGTGCTTCCCCGTCGTGCGGCCACGCAACAGGGACATTCGCACCGATCCCGATCATCGCCCTGGCGTGGTTCATCGGCATCCCACCGGGCTCCCCCGGCTTCGCCTGGATGCGGATCGCGTGGTGTATGTGCAGGACGTCGTTGTCCCGATCCCAAAGCTGCAAGACAGCGCCGAACGGGTGGCCAATCCCAAAGTCGATGCCCCATAGTTTGCTCCAATGCGCGGGAACATACTGGAGCGCCGGCTCCCGTATTAGTTCCTCGGGGTAGGTGAAGATGCGTCCCTCGCCCAGCATGGGGATGCCGTTGACGCGGGCCTCCCGCTCGTGGGCTGGATAGCCGGCGATGATCCTGGCGCGTTCCTCCGCGGGGATATGCTTGGCGTCCATGATCGTCATGGTCACGCGGTCGCGGTCATCACTCCGTTCATCCATGAAGTGCAGTACAACCCAAGTCCTTCCCTTCAGCGGGGTAAAGGTGGTAAAGACCATACCCTTAGTCGCTGTGATACGGGTGAGACACTCACTATAAATATCCGCAGGGGGTTCTTCGTCCATCCAAATAAAGTCCAAGGTGTCACCTTGAAACTTCTGCCGCCCTTGCTCGAAGCTCTTAAACTTTCCGATGCTAACTCCGCCGCTCTTGTGGCGTACTTGTATCGTGTCATAGGCGTCTGTAACTCCTCTTGATAGCGATGGACTGTCGACGAACTTGACCTTAGGGATCATGCCGGTGCCGAACGCCTCGATGACGCCGGGCTCCCCGCAGAGTTTCTTCTGCTGAACGTCCCGTGTCACGGTCGATGTCTCCCCGGCGATCCAGCACTTTACCGGACGGTCCCAGCGGCGGCCAGTCCACCAGGAGGGATAGTCGCCCGTCATGTGGACCGCAGTCTCGAAGCCGCCGGCCTCGGTCTTCCCAAGCTGGTTTCCGGCGATCAGGAGCCGCTCGCGCTTATAGGCGCCCAGCGCGAAGAACTCGAACTGCTTGTTGTACGGCTCGAAGAAGTCGACCCGGTTGAACTTGTGCCGCTTCTCGATGAACTGCAGGTCGGCAATGATCCGGTCGAGGGCGGGGTTATTCACCTATCCAGTCCTCGCCACAGACTTCCTTCACGACCTTGCGAGCGTGGCCATAGGCAGCCATGTGCTGCCAGTACTCGGGCGGCGTGTTCAAGCTCTTGATCGCCAGGATCAACCTGTTCGCTGCGGTCATCAGCTTGTCGCGCTGGTCTGGGTAGCGGCGCACAAGGTAGCGCAGCTTGCCTACGATCTTAGGCACCTTCTCTCTCATATCGCTTCCTCCAACCAATTCGTTTCGATAACAGAGAACTCAGCGTCGATCACTTCCCGCGCCACCCCGGCCTCACCCAGTAGCTTGCGGGCGTCAAGGCCAAGGGCTTTGGCAGACGCCACGATGCGCTTGATCTTCTCCAGATCGTCCGCGTCATGCTCGACGATGACCTTGTGCTGGGTCGTCACCAGGAGGCCGGAGCGGTTCAGGAGTTCGATGCTGGCCTTCAGGCTGTCCTTGTGGGTCGGGTCGGAGGCGATCTCGATCAGGCGGCTGGCGCCAATGATCGCACCTGTGCGAATGCGCTCGTCGGCCATCTCCGCGATGGCGGCCTGGATGCCCGGATGGTGGGAGAGCTTGTACGCCTGCGCCCGCAAGGACTGGTTGGTCGTCTCGGCGTACCCTGCCATGCGAGCGCACTCGGTGTAGTCGCCGAGGCTACCGCCAGTCTGTAGCATGGCGTAAACGAAAGCGCGCTGCCGTTCGTTCAGAGCGGACATAGCCGGCCCGAGCTTGGCCAAGTCCTCCGCGATGATTAGGCTGGTACCCATGGTTATGAGTGTGAACTAATACGGACGGGTTGTCAAGTGGTTCACGCCGGTTCACACTACTCTCTAAAGTCGCCGCGCGCCTACCAGCTTAGGGGCCAATACGTGATCGCGCGCGTTCCGATGGGTATCCCCCACCCCGCCCCGGTCTTTTCACGAAAGCGTGTATGGTCGCCAGCGTGTCTATTGGTCCAATGGTCTGACCTTTATCGTTTATCGATAACAAGCGTGATCGAGAGTGCTTGACCGCGCGCCGAACGGGGAGATAGGTAAGGCTAAGCGATCACGAATGCGTGATTGTGCCTTGCGCTAGTCATTGACAAGCCTAGATACGAACTTCGTTCGGTCTTTGACATCGTAAATCAGGTTGTAATCTCCACACTCGAAAGGGCGCGGGGCGTTGTCGCATGCCGGCAATGTCTCGCGCCCTTTTGCGTTAGATAGCGCCATCGTGGCGCAATGGAGAGAGCAATGAGCAGACACAAATCACTAACTAATGACGTGCTACTCGCGGCAATGGAACGCGAGATGGTTAGTCTCGACAATCCGGGATTTTGCACAGAATGCGGAGCAGAGCACTTCGAGTGCGAGCCCGACGCTGAAAACTATCCCTGTGAGGAATGCGGCGAAAATAAAGTTTCCGCCCCTGGAGTGATACTCGGATTGATCTAAACTCAAAGCCCCTAGGTTCATCGCCTAGGGGCTTTTTGCTATTTATAGAGCAATCACGCTCTTGGACCCTGGAGACTACAATGAAGGAACAAGACAATGAAAAGCCCCCACTAGCATCATTCATATTGAAGCCCCACAAGCTCAGGCTTCACTTGCTGATAAATCATCCTAAGACTTGTTACAGGATTAAATGGGCTTTCATTCATGCCGCGATGATAACATTCCTACTCGATTTTATCGCGGCGATCTGGCGTCCTTTCGGCAATCATTGGGATAATGTGCAACGCTTCACAGTCGCGCTCGCGACCGTCCTTGTGACACTCGCCGAATACTTCCACGAAGAGCCCGCGGAATACAACGCGAGAGTAAACGGGGGAGGCGATGTTCACGAAGGATAATGTAATCAGCGCCTTCAACTGTCTCTGTATATTCCTGCTATTCATCCTAGCAGGTTGTCATATCACCTAACACTAAGCCCCTAGGTTCACGCCTAGGGGCTTTTGCTATTTATAGAGCACTTTCGCTCAATGAAGTCTAACTGGAGACTACAATGAAAGACTTTAACACTCGCGTCAATGCGACTATGGCCGAGGCAAGACAAGCGATGTCAGAAGGAAAGGGGCCACATGAAAGCCCCGCTTTCACGCAAGGTATTGAAATCGCCTGCGAAGGAATGCGGGATCAATCTCGCAAGCTCGCCGATGCGGCGGAACATTTGTCCAAGGCAAACGCTGCATTCCAAGCGGCGATGAAAGGCGACAACAAGTCTCTACAAGCGGGAACACTAGCCGCCTTTCATTTCGCCCTCGATCAAGCGCTTGAAGCGGCTGGTAGCTAATTGCTCCCCGCCCCTCGCTTGCGGCCCTTGTGGGCCATTGTGGGGCTTGGGATCGCCGTTCTAGCGGCAGTCACACAATGGGCCGTCGGAACAGGCCGACACTAACAGGAACCCATCAGTCGCAAGACTGATGGGTTTTTGCATTTTATAGAGGTGTCTGGCCTCACAACCTGGAGAATAACAAAATGCAGAAGTATGGAATTGTATCAGGGTGTCCTTTCCCACTGCCAATCGGTCTAAACCAACGTCGTATCGGCCTCCAAAAGTTGACCGCGCCGTTTGATACAATAGATGACGCGGCAAAATGGGGTGACGAAAACATGTCTGACCCGAATTGGCTTGTCATCGAAATAGACACACCCTAACACCCTAACACCCTAACACCCCACAACCTGGAGACTAACAATGGATCACGTCATGCCGCTAATCATCATGGCGATGTATGGCGCAGCGATTGTCGTCGCGCTTGTCGTCAAACACTCGCGAGGCCAAACGTCATGCTAGACCTAGCGCCTATGCCAGATGACCTCGCCAACAGATATGCTCGCATCGTCCGCAATCTGGCTGAAGCTAGAATGTTCGTCGAACAATACAGCGCGCCCATGAAACTCTCGCCCGCCTCGCAAGCCAAGTGGCTCGCTTGGTGGCAAGAGAGTGTCGCTTTTTGGGAAGACCAAGAGGCGCAACTGAACAACTGCTAACACTAACCCCAAGTCGCAAGGCTTGGGGTTTTTGCTTTATATAGAGCAATCAAACTCACCGGAGACTACAATGCCAAATATCATCACACTCGCACAGCTGAAAGAAGCGCGCGCATGTTCAGCACAAACGCGAACGTTTCGTTCACATTTCGGCACCGAAGCGAAAGTTACGCTAAAAGCCGCTCTTGCCGTTTCGTCTTTGTTCAACTGGAGTTGGGCAGGGCGTCACTTACTCACTAGAGCCGCTTCCAAGGCTTACGAGGATGCCATGATCCCCGCCTCCAAGGCTTACGAGGATGCCAGGGCTACCGCCTCCAAGGCTTACGAGGATGCCATGATCCCCGCCTCCAAGGCTTACGAGAAGGCCAGGGCTACCACCTCCAAGGCTTACGAGGATGCCATGATCCCCGCCTCCAAGGCTTACGAGGATGCCATGATCCCCGCCTCCAAGGCTTACGAGAAGGCCAGGGCTATCGCCTCCAAGGCTTACGAGAAGGCCATGATCCCCGCCTCCAAGGCTTACGAGAAGGCCAGGGCTACCGCCTCCAAGGCTTACGAGGATGCCATGATCCCCGCCTCCAAGGCTTACGAGGATGCCATGATCCCCGCCTCCAAGGCTTACGAGAAGGCCAGGGCTACCGCCTTCGTTCAAGCTTACTGTTCGAAAACAAACGCACCCTGATGGACCCGCCCCCTAGGATCACGCCTAGGGGGCAATTTTTTCTGGGGGGCCGGGGGCGCACGACTAGCGTCCAGTCTGACCGGCGTCCAGTCTGAGCAAAACAACCTGATTTATGGCCAAGACTATTTCTCCCTCTTGACAAACTCGAATATGTATGATATAACGTCCACCTTGGTTATCATCCAAGCGGCGGGAACGCGTCCAGCAGGGCACGCCGTCCCTTGAATGGCCTCGGGCTGGACGTTATCAAAACATAGTCGAACTGGAGTTAAGATAATGCAAGATATCACTCGCGCCCTCATAGGTGCTACTGATCCCACCATAGACAATAGGATCGCCGCTCGCGCTGTCGGCACAATCCTTCGCAACTTTCTCCTAGAAACTCAAGCAGACAAGCTCGCTACTTCTGAACTTGTGGAGCGTGTGTTCCCCATACGTGACGTGAATACTGCGCGGGGGGCCACCATTACTGCGCTTGCTCAGTCACGACAGCGTGTTTTCAACATACTGGCGCGTGAGGGGATGCAGTCCCTGGCCGATTGCGCCAGCCGTGGCGAAGAGAGGCCGGGCAAGTTCAAGAACATGGTCCGTCCTTGGCTTTGGTCCGCCCCGGTTGCCGTAACGGAAACCCATCACGAAACCGTGATCTCCCCTTGTCCCCACTGCGGTTGCGACATAAATACACCCCCTGAACCACCTAAGCAATTCGCTTAATTTTAACCCTGGAGACTAAAATGACTAAGAGAGACTTCGAGTTTATAGCGCAAACTATCCTCTATATGAACCTTTCCTTGCGTTCCCGCGAGGAAGTGGCCGATGCGTTTGCGACAGACTTAGCGGTGGAGTATCCCGGCTTTGATCGTGTTCGCTTCCTCGCCGCTTGCGGGTGTGAAAATGCGTGAGGCGTCCGTCATCATCCCAGACTGCGATAACGTCGGCGTGTCCTTGGCCAAAGTCCATGACATGTTCCGCGCCCGCCTCATGGATCACTTCGGCGGCTTTACGGCCGTTGCAGTGATCGGCGGCTTCTGTGGCGACAATGGCACGCGGTATATAGAGCCCGGCGTCGAGTACCGGATCGCCGCCGACTGGACGCCCGAGCTTGACTATAAGCTGTCCCTGGCGTGTTCCGTGATCGCCCGCGAGGGTAATCAGGAAAGCGTCTACCTCAAACTCGCGACGGGCGAAGTCCACTTCATAGAGGCCCCGCTCAAGGCCGAAGTAGCTTGACATTTGGCCGGGCGGGTGTAAGGAAGCCTGCCCTACCGACTGCCAACTGGAGACTGACCATGCGACCGATTGACTATTTCGACGAGCCCGAGGACGTTCCCCCCTCGACCGTGACCGAGGACGCTGAACTGTGCGAACAGTGTGGCGCACCCTTGGACGACGGCGAGGGCTGGGACGGTCTTTGCGGCTCATGCGCCGACATGGCTGAGAATGAGGACCCCTATGACGGTTTCTAAGCCTGCGCTGATCCGCGCCGTATCCAACAGCGACCTGGACGCCTTGCATTTCGACTGGCGCTACAGGACCATCGACGCCCTGCGCGGCAATCAGAGCCCGCTCGGAACCGTCCTCTTGGCCGTGCTTGGCCGCCAGCAGTCCCGTCTGCCAAGGCTGGGCACACAAGCCTATATCGACGCGGCGGGGATCGTTCACGTCGACTTCTGGGATGAACACGGCGACCATAAGCCGGCAAGTCCCCTTAACAGCGTCAAGGAGTTGACCGACAGCTTTCGCTATCTGGCCGATGAATTGAAGCTGAGTGACGCCGACCGTGAAGCCATGTTCGGCGAGCTACGCAAGTGGATCAAGAGAGACTACCGCATCGCCAGTGGCGAAGTGGATCAACACGGGGAGCTTCTCGCCCCCGAACCTTTGGAGGACTAAACGTGAAACACGACTACATCGTAATCGCTGGTGGTAAGGTGGAAACATCTTTTCCCACCGAAGTTCAAGCCGCTGAGTACGCTGAGGCTAACGCGGCGGTGCGGCATGATCGCCTGTTCACTGTGGCCAAGCGCCTGAGCGACAGCACGGTCGAGGACCCCAAGGTTGTCACCCGGACCTACCCTGAGACGCCTGTGCTCGCTCCCTGGGAAAGATTTAACCGAGGCATTCCGGGTAACTCTTTTGCCAAGGGACACCGTTGTCATTATAAGGGCCGCATTCTTGAGCGTTTAGACGCTGGGTGTGGTGGTGTTCACGGACCCGTCTTCGGCAGCAACTACGGCTGGGTCGACGGCGGACCCTATCCAAGCGACGCCTAGCTTGATGGACTAGGCTGGCGCTTAACTTAGCCCCGCTGCTTTCTCCAGGGCAGCGGGGCTCTTTTTGCGCGGTTTATAAGGAGTTTACCCTAGTTTATCCTGGCAGGCACCACGTCCGCCCGTGGCCCGAGCCGAGGCTATATGCCTCCAGCCGATTGTTCGCCCGTGCGCCCAGGGCGCGCTTATAGAGGCTGACCTGCTCGTCCGTGGCTTCCGGCCCAGCAAGCTCGACGGCTAGGTTGTGCGTCGTCACGCCGTTCGCCTCGCCCTTGGCCCCGAGGGTCAGGAGCGCAGCGCCAACGATCTTCGGCGCAATGACGTCAGTCCCGTCTGTCAGCGTGCGATAGTCGGCGCGGCTGATAGGGCATAGCACCGTCTGACGCCCGAGACGCCTCGCCTCGAAGCACCAGGGCTCTTTGCGTTCCTCGAAGTCCCGCTGCTTGCGGACCCATAGGGCCACGGCGTTCTCGTTGCGCTCTATCTCAATCTCGAAGTCGAAGGCCCCGCGTAGCGCACTGGAGCCCCGGGCTCCCCGGGCCGCGTCCTTGCCGGTATGGTGGATCAGCGCCACGGTGGCACCGAGCCGCCACTTGATCTCTTCCATGGCTTGCACGAATATGCCAGCGTCGCGCGCCGAACTCTCGTCCAGTCCGTACATAGCCCTGGCCGCCGTGTCGATTATGACCATCGCCGGCTTATAGTCCTGGCGCTCCAGGTCGTCGATGAAGCGGTTGACGCCTCTATCCGGGTTGGTGGTCTGCGGCATCACGCGCACGATCTTCAGCTTGTGCTGGTCGCGCTCGACGCCGTTCATCTCACACCATGCGTTGACGCGGGCGCTGACGCCCCAAGGTCCCTCGCCCGCGATGAACACGACCGGCCGCTCCAGGGCCAGGGGCATAGCCGTCGCGATCATGGCATAGGTCTTGAAGCTGGACGTGGGCGCATAGATCATGCCGACACTCGCTTCGGGGATCATGTCTTGGATCAGCCATTGCGGTTCGGGCTCCCTGGCGATCTCGCCGGGTGTCCATAGCTTGAATAGGACGTCCGTGCGCGCAGGAGCCGGTTCTGCGGCGACTGCTGCGCCGAAAGCGTCCTGGCTGGAGCCTATCGCCCATGCGCCCGCCTCGTTCTGGGCGTATCCGGCGTAGGCGTTCTCGACCTTGCGCGCGATGAAAGCGTCGTATCGTTCGTCCTGGGGCTGGCATTTATAGTGGGCCAGCAGCACTTCCGCCGCTTTGTCCTGGGATAGCCCCAGGTCTCGCATCACGCAGGCGGCCTCGTAGGTTCGAGCGTCCGCCCCGTTGCCTTGGTCTACAGGCGCGCGGTTTTCTAGAAAGCTGATCGCTCGCGTGATATTCTCGGGTCGGTCTTCGTCGAGCCCCGCCGACGCCGCGGTTTTTCTGGCCCTAGAGAGGCGGTCTTCGACCCAAGCTGGGAGTACTTCTCTTTCTCTCGTTCCGCTATCTCTTGCGGCGTATAGTCGCCCCTGTACGACGGACGGAGGCCAAAGAACATAGCTGCCTCGTCCGCGCGTATCAATTCTTGGTGCCAGTCGTCCAACTGTTCCAGGGAGAGACCCTCGAAAGTAGGCATGAAAGCCTCCGCCGGGAGTATCGACAGTAAACGTATCACTCTCTCCATTTTCGATACAGAGCATTTCCCAGGCATTTATTCCGTCCTTTTCAACGTCGATGACGCAGAGACCGGCCGCCTCCGGGGAGAAGGCCACGTTGTAGTCCGCTTCGCCCCACCATGCGTCAATTTGGGCAAGGTCGGTGGTGGCGTCGTGGAACCCGCGCTTGACCGCCGGCCGCTTTTCGTTAGGCACGCAAGGGAACACTGGGACGCCCTTAGCGGCCAGTTCTCTCGCTGCAATATGGCGGGGAGACAGGTTCATTTTTCGCTTGCGTGGGCCTTCAGGTCTTGCTATAAGGAACCACAGTTCGACACGAATTGCAAGTCTGGAGTTGCCTGATGACGAAAAAAGTTGAGCCCGGCTCCGAAGCGGAGACCGTGGAGCGCCTGCGGCAGTGGGCCGCCCGCGCCAAGCCGAGCTCAGAGTTCGTGTACTTCGTCACGCCTCCAGGGCATGGTGAGTACGACAACCCGCGCAAGGTATTCGCGGCGGCGCGCAAGCTGTCAGATCAGGGCGACGTCGTGCTGCTCCAGCGCCGACAGCCGTGTGTCTCAATAAAGCCAGGGGCCGGGCCACACACGGGCCATAACAATGGCGCTTACGAGACGGCCTACGTCGCCCAGAAAGTGACGCTGCGCGGCCTCCGGTGGCTCAAGCTGATCGCCAGGAGGTTTGCATGATCGACGAGAGAATGCTGCTTGGCTCGGCGCTGCGGGTGCCTCATGGTCGGCACCATGAGCATGTCCTGGTCGCCGGCCGCCACAGGTTGCACCCACGCCTCTTCAATGCGCCGAGCGGCGACGAGCCGGCCTTCCCAGCGAAGCCCAGCCGCCAGAACGTGCGCTATCACAATCGGCAAGTCGCCAAGGGCGAACTTCGTCGCAACCGCAAAGGGAGCCTGCAATATGAACCTGTACGACATCGACCCGAAGACAACGGGACCGCACTTTAACAACCTGAAGCCCCGCGTGCGGCAGGGCGAGAAGCGCGCCGCCAAGGCTGGCTACCGCCCCAAGTTCGTGCGGGCTCCCCACCATATAGGAGCCTCAAAGTGACGCGTGTCATCTTTAACGTACTCTGGTTCTGCTCTGGCTTCGCGCTGGCGGCTGTCGCCTTCGCGCGATGATCCTCGACGTCACCCCTATGCGCGCCGGCACTCGGTATTTCATCCGGCTGCCGCGGAGCGACGACGTGTCGCCCACGACGCTGATGAAGGAACATGGGCTCGACCTGAGCCTGCATTCCACGTCGGGCGAGGCGCTGCTGTTCACCGACGAGCCGTATGCAGCCGTGGCCTTCTGGGACTATGGTACGCCGGCCGCCAAGGCGAACCTCGCCAAGCTACGCGCCGAGATCGAGACAAGCTGGGCTCCGACGAGCCAAGCGCACATTGACTGTCCCGCTGGAGAAGAACTATGGCCGTTTCAGAAAGCTGGCATAGAATATGCACTACGCAGGCAGCACTGTTTAATCGGCGATCAGCCGGGTTTAGGAAAGACACCGCAAGCTATTTGCGTCGCCAACGAGATGCAAGCGAAGCGGGTCTTGGTCATCTGTCCCGCGAATATCCGCCTGCAGTGGGTGAAGATGATCCGCCGTTGGTCGACTATGTCATGGCCGTATCATGTCTGCCCGATACTACACGGGAAGAATGGTGTGCATCCAACGGCGGCTTGGACAGTGGTCTCATACGACTTGGCCTCGACTGAAGCTATTGGCCGCGCACTAACGAAAGGAAGCTATGACCTACTCATACTTGATGAAGTTCACTATCTCAAAACCGTTGACGCGCGCCGCTCTAGGGCGATTTTCGGCGGCGGTGAGGGGCGCACTTTTGAGCCTATCGCCTCTCGTGCCAGTTCCATACTCGGTCTCACTGGAACGCCTCTCCCTAATCGACCCAGAGAAGCATATAATCTGGCGCGACACCTGTGCTGGGAAAGCATCGACTGGGCCAGCGAAGACAAGTTCCGCGAGAAGTTCAATCCCTCGCTCCGCGGCGTCCAAGAGGAAACAGGAAAGGTCTACATAGATGAACGTTCCGGTCGCCACGGGGAGCTTCAAGCTAGGCTCCGAGCTAATTTCATGGTCCGTCACGAGAAACACGGACCATTTGGAGTTATGTCTCAACTCAAACTCCCGGTCTACGATATTGTCCATGTTGAAGAAACTGGACCCGTCAGACAAGCCCTCAAAGCGGAGAGCCTCCTAGACATTGACCCTGAGAATATGGAGGGGGCTGACGCAGAAGTCCTGGGGCATATCGCTGTAGTTCGCCGGATGATGGGCGTCGCTATTGCGCCGCTCGCCGCCCAGTATGTGGAGATGCTGCTTGAAGGCGGCGAAGATAAGATCGTTCTCTTTGGCCACCACATTGAAGTGCTGGACATACTGGAAGCAAAGCTCAGGAGATTTGGAATTGTCAGAATTGACGGTCGTGTTGCGCCTACGAAGAAACAGGTCCTTGTGGATAGATTTAGAATGGAGCCGGCGGTCCGCGTATGTCTCGGCAACATCTTGAGCATGGGTGTGGGTACCGACGGGCTGCAAGACGTATGCGCCCACGCAGTTTTCTCTGAAGCCGACTGGACAGCAGGACAAAACCAGCAGTGCGTTGACCGCCTAGATCGCGGTGGTCAACAGAGGACTGTCCTGGCGGACTTCCTAGTTGCTCCTGGCTCTTTCTCCGAGCGCGTCTTAGCTACGGCCCTTCGTAAAAATCAGGTGACAAACAAAGTGCTTGACCGCCGGCTGTAAGGCGTGCTAGGCTTGGATAAATGGAGGACTACCTTATGAGCAGCATCACTGGCGGGCTGGTGTCCGTGGAAGACGGAGTGAAGTCGGCGCAGGAGTACTGCCCGCCGCGCAAGGTGCGCGTGGAACTGAACTTTGACGTGCCCGAGGGCGACGCCAGCGCGCAGGGCATCCTCGACCGGGTGGCGAACATGGCGCACGCCAAGGTGAGGCAACTGCTCCACCAAGCGCCCGAGGCCGTGATCACCAAGGCGGAAGCCGCCCTGGTCCTGGCTGATCCGCAGCCGATTATCCTGACGGGCGAGAAGCTCGATGCGGCTGTCATTGACGCCAAGGTGGAGCAGATCGTCGCCAAGCGCACTCGGCGCACGAAGGCCCAGATCGCGGCTGATGAGGCTGCCGCGGCCGGCGGCGAGCAACTGTCCTCGGCCTCGACGTCGAATGACCCCGCCGCCATGGAAGAAGGCCCTAAGCCGACCTTCGCGGACGAGATCAAGGAAGCTATCGTGCCCGACGCTGACCCGGCCGGCATGAACTTCCTCGACGAGCCGGTGGTCGAGACGATAACCGATGCGGCGCTCAACTCCGCCTGTCAGGCGGCGAACACCGACCGCCACATTGCGCCGGCCAAGATCAAGGAACTGATCGCGTCCTTCAAGACGAAGGACCCCTGGTTCCTGCAGTCGATCCCGCAAGAGCAGCGCGCCCTGTTCCTGGGCAAGCTCGCGGCGCTGACTGCATAGGAGAGAACCATGGCTAACATGCCCGGTTGGAAGGTTGAGCATCACGATCTGCTGCCTGAGAAGGGTTATGGGTGCTACTACGGGATACGATGTATTCATATCACTCGTGAGGGCACAATCACTCTGACGCACCCCGACTATTCTCAGTCGAAGCTCCTATTGTCTGACCAGAAGTTCTTGCGAGCCTATAATGACGCTTTCCCGTCCTGAGCATAGTCCCCTTGGCGCTTCCGGCGCCGAAAGATGGATGCGGTGTCCCGGCTCCGTCACGCTCCTGAAGCACCTACAGCTTCCCGAGAGTGACGACCCGAGCTACCGCAAGGAAGGCACCGCCATGCACGCGGCGGCCGAGCATTGCCTGTCGAACGACGTCGACACCTGGGAGATCACAGGCCAGGAGTTCGAGGGGGTCGTCATCGACGTGGCTATGGCGGCGTCGGTCCAGGTCTACGTCGACTACTGCCGCCCGCTCATGGAGGGCGCGCTCCGCTACCATATCGAGTACCCAGTGTCGAGCCCAGTTCACCCCCTGTTCTATGGGCGGTTGGACTTCGCTGCGGAGCAGCCCGACCTGATCCACATTGTCGACCTGAAGGGCGGCGAGGGCATCCAGGTCGACCCTGACGACAACCCGCAACTGAAGTACTATGCCTTCGGCCTGATCGACGCGAACCCGCAGTGGCCCGACGATCTGGGCGTGCGCCTGACGATAGGCCAGCCTCGCATCCCTTGGGCCGTAGGGGGCATGGTGCGCTCCTGGGACACCACAGTGGGCGCAATCCGCCAGTGGGTCGCAGAGACCCTGGTGCCGGCCATGCTGGCGACTGAGTACGACCACACGCTGGACGCCGGCCCCTGGTGTCGCTTCTGTCCAGCCAAGCTGGTCTGCCCGCTGCTGACGTCCCTGTTTGGCGCCGCGGCGAAGTCGAACCCGAAAGAGATCGTCAACCTGAGTGACGTTTCCCTTGGCCGCAGCTATCAGTACCTCCAAGGGGTCGAGTTCTACGTCAAGGCCATGAAGTCGGAGACGCTGCGCCGCCTGAACTCCGCCCATGAAGTGCCCGGCACGAAGCTGGTGAACAAGAAAGCCGACCGGGTGTGGAAGGAGGGCGCTGACGATCTGGCGCGCGCGAAGTTCGGTGACGCCGTGATGGAGCCGCCGAAGTTCAAGGGGCCGCCGGCTATTGAGAAGCTGCCGGGAGGCAAGGACTTCGTGCGCGAGTTCGCGTACACTCCAACGACGGGCGTGACCGTGGCCCTGGAGAGCGACCCCAGAATTGCGGTCAAGGTTCAGACATCAACAGAGGCGTTCGCAGGTGCGGTCGCCGCATTGGAGGACTAGACTATGACGAAGTTGACTTTGACCGGCAGCGCCGGCCAGAATATGACAGTGGACTGTGACACCGCGTTCGTTGGTGACGCAGGAGAGTTTGTGATTATCGCCGACGACGTGACCTACATCACGGCGACTGGGCACTGGCTCGCGGCTAAGGTCGACGAGAGTGATGACGATTAGTGCTTGACAACTAAGTCGTTTTCAGGCACAGTACGTTCGACCGCACTTCGCGGCAGGCAGCCCCGCTAAGGGGCAATAGGAGGCCATGATGGCTGAGACCAAACATAACGCCGTGTTCGACTTCACGTCGGGCGTCACGGCGATGTTCACGAAGAACCTCTTTGTTGCGAGGACCTTCAAGGACAAAAAGGGCAACCCGGTGGGAGAGCCCAAGTACGACGGCACCTTCGAGATTGATGCGAACCACCCCGACCTGAAGCCGCTCAAGGCTCTCTGCGTCGAAGTGGCGCGGGCCAAGTGGCCGGGTGTCGACCTGAGTACGCTTCAGTTCCCCATTCAGAACGGGGACAAGATCGCCGACAAGCAGAAGGCCAAGGGCAAGGATCGCGAGAGCGCCCGCGGTAAGGCTGTCTTGATCGCTCGCTCCCAGTATGAGCCCCGCCTGTCGGTGGTTCAGAACGGGACGATCTCCGACTACGAGGGCGACCGCCGCCCGCTCGCCAAGCCGTTCTTCTATGACGGCGTAAGCGTTCTGGTGGAAGTCAACCTCGAAGCCTACGATGGGGTCGGCGCCAACCCTGATGGGGTGACGGCCTACCTGAACATGGTGTGTTCGCTGAACAAGGGCGAGCGTATCGGGAGCGCCGGCCGACCGGCGGCGGAAGTCTTCAAAGGCTACGCCGGCAACCTGTCGACCGAGGACCCGACGCAATCGGACCTTAGTGACACTGACGAACTGCCGATGTAAGAGACGGCCCGAAGCTGGGTGCAAGTCCCAAAGCCGACCAACTAAAAAGGGAAGGCGCATAGTGCAGAGGCAATAGCGGCCCCCGGCTCGAACCCACAAGGTCAATCAGTTCCGGGGGCCGTGCTATATCAGGAGCCCATGTGACCACCGTCGTCCTCGACTTCGAGACTGTCAGCCAGTGTGACCTGAAGGCCGCCGGCTCCTGGCGCTACGCCCAGGACCCCAGCACCGCGGTCCTATGTCTGTGCTGGACGGTCGACGACGCCGCGGCGGAGCATTGGCTCCCTGGCCAGCCGGAGCCTAAGTGGCCGCTCGGCGCCACCTTCGTCGCCCATAACGCGAACTTCGAGAAGGCGATCTGGCGGCATATCATGGTGCCCGAGTATGGCTGGGCGGACATTCCGAACTCCAAGTGGCACGACACGATGGCCATGTGCGCCATGCGAACAGTACCGCAGTCCCTCGACATGGCGGTGAAGGCCCTCGACCTGCCGGCGGAGAAGGACAACACCGGCTCCAAGCTGACCATCGGGCTCTCCAAGATCGACAAGAAAACAGGGATGATGCCCGACCCGGCGCCGGTCCTCCCGCGCGTGGTGGAGTACTGCAACGATGACGTGTACGCGCAGCGAGGGCTGCACAACCGGCTAGGCTGGCTGCCGCCTGGAGAGCGCGACGTGTGGCTGCTCGACCAACGTATCAACGAGCGCGGTATCCGCCTAGACGTGCCGCTGGTGCGAGCGATGCAGACCATCGTGGAGAAGGCGAAGACCCCCCTGGCGCACGAGTTCCGCCAGATCACCGGGTTGAACATGACACAAATCGCCAAAGTTGGCGACTGGGTTAAGAGCCGCGGCGTCTACCTGCCCGACATGCAGGCTGAGACCCTGGCCAATGCCCTTGGGGAGAGCCCTGACCGCGACCCTATTGACGACTTAGAGACAGAGCCGGAGCCCATGCCCGATGACGTGCGCCGGGCGCTCCTGATCCGCCAGCAAATCGGCTCCGCGGCGATCAAGAAACTGGACAGCGCGCAGGCGTGCGTCATGTTCGACGGACGGGCGCGCGGTCTCCAGCAGTACCACGGCGCTGGCCCCGGCCGCTGGACTGGCCGCATCCTTCAGCCCCACAACTTCCCGCGCAACCGTCTGAAGGAAGACGACGAGGCGCCAGCGATTGAGCCGCTGATCCATGCTCTGATGACGGAGGACCCTGACTATGTCGAGATGGTTTACGGACCTGCGGTGGCGGCTGTCGTGTCTTCCCTCCGCCATATCATTGTTGCGGGCTCAGGGCGTGCCCTGGTCGCGGGTGACTTTGCCGGCATTGAAGCTCGTCTCACGCTTGCCCTCGCTGGAGAACATAGCAAGACGGCGCTGATGGCGGCCGGCGCCGACGTGTACTGTGACATGGCGGAGAGCATCTACAAGCGGCCGATCAACAAAAAGAACGACCCAGAGGAACGCCAGATAGGTAAGAACTCTGTCCTGGGTCTGGGCTTCCAGATGGGCGCACGGAAGTTCCGCCTGAAGTACGCGAAGAAACACCCGCTGGAGTTCTGCGAGGAAGTCGTGCGCGCCTACCGCCAGGACTGGGCGCCGGGTGTCAAGGACGTCTGGTACGCCCTGGGCAATGCCGCGATCAAGACGGTGTGGGACAAGAGCCCGCACGAGGCGTATGGTGTTGCCTACGCCCTGGAGGACCGCTGGCTGACCGCCCGGCTGCCGAGCGGACGCAAGCTCTGGTACATGGACCCGCAGCCTACACGCGAGGCGATGCCGTGGGACGAGACCGACATACGCCGGGCGTTCACCTATAAGGCGGTGAAGAACAAACAGCGCGTCACGGTCAAGGCGTTCGGCGGCCTTCTCACTGAGAACGTGGCCCAAGCGATGGCGCGCGACCTGCTCACTGAGGCCATGTTCAAGTGCGAGAAAGAGAACCTGCCTGTGGTGTTTACAGTTCACGATGAGATCGTGTGCGAACCTTTTTCTGGACAAGCCGATCCCCTCATGCTAAGAGACATAATGCGTGATATTCCCCAGTGGGCTAAGGCGATTGGTGTGCCGGTGGAGGCCGAGTGCTGGGCGGGCGACAGGTACAGGAAGTAGCTGATGCCTAATCCACAACGACAGAAGGGAGATCGCTTTGAACGTGATTGTGTCCATGCTCTCACCGGACATGGTATCGCCGCCTCCCGTGTTCCGCTTTCGGGTGCAGCCGGTGGAGATTACAGCGGCGATCTCCGCGTGGAAGTCTGCGGCAAGACAGAGACTATTGAATGCAAGACACGCAAGAGAGCTTGGACGGACCTGTTCAACTGGCTCCCCGGCAACTACGCCCTCTTCATAAAGGCTGATCGTACTGATACCCTGGTGGTTATGAACCTCGAAACATTTGCACGCCTCGCGAAAGGGCTTCACTATGACTGACCACCTACTCGATCCGGCGCTTGCTCAGTGGGCGACGCCGCGCCAAGTGGAGTACCTGGACGCAGTGAACCTGCATGGCGGGCTGCGCGCCGCGGCGAGGGCGCTGGGTGTCGGGCACGATAGTGTACGCATGTCGATGGTCAGGCTCCGCACGGCGGCGGCGCTCAAGGGCTACAGCCCACCGCACGACATGGTGCATACGGTTCCCGACCCTTTCAAGCTCAAGGGCACGTCCACGCTGTACGGCAAGGACGGGGAGCAGAAGCTCCAATGGGTCAAGACCACGCTCGACCAGGAACGCTACGCTCTGGCGCAGCAGGCAGCCCTGGAGGCGATGGCGGAGGAACTGCCACGTCTAGGCGCACTGGAAGGTCCTGCGGCCACCAGCCTGCATCTCCTGAACCTCTACACCATGACCGACTGCCACGTCGGGATGCTCGCGTGGCGCAAGGAAGGCGGCGCCGACTGGGACCTTCGGATCGCCGAGGACATCCTGACCCGCAGCTTTGAGCAGATGATCCTCTCGTCGCCGGCCGCCCACTTCGGGTTCGTCAATCAGCTTGGAGACTTCCTCCACACGGACGGCATGGTCCCGATCACGCCGACGTCGGGTAATGTCCTCGATGCTGACGGCCGTTTCTCCAAGATGGTCGCCGTGGCGATCCGGGTGCTCCGCCGCATCATCGACATGGCCCTGATGAAGCATGACGAGGTAATTGTCTTGCTCGCCGAGGGCAACCATGATATGGCGAGTTCGATCTGGTTGCGCCACATGTTCAAGGCGCTGTACGAAAACGAGCCGAGGGTCCATGTCATCGACAGCGAACTCCCCTACTACGCTTGGCAGCACGGCAAGACCATGCTGGCGTTCCACCATGGCCACCTTACAAAACCATCTCAGTTTGTCGGGGTCTTCGCTCCTTTGTTCGCGCCCATGTGGGGCTCCACGACCAAGCGGTACGCCCACGCCGGCCACAGGCACCACCTGACGGTAGCCGAGGACGCTGGGATGACTGTGACGCAGCACCCCACCCTGGCCGCCAGGGACGCCTACGCAGCCCGCGGCGGCTACTTCGCGGAGCGAGCGGCGACGTCGATCACCTACCACGACGTCTGGGGCCAAGTGGCCTCGAACACGATCTGTCCTGAGATGCTGGAGGAAGCACGATGACACAGACCTTTGACCCGTCGATCCTATCGAACGCGGACCTGAAGCTGGCGCGGAAGTATGCTGGCTTCCACAAGCTGCTGCTCCCCGATCTGGTGATCGGTAAGCCGGAGTACTTGTACCGCTGGTACGTTGTGCCACGGTCTGAGGAAGCCAACGTCTACTTCCATATCCAGGTCATGGACGACCC